CCGGGTGCTGGATGAGGTTACCGGGAAAATGATTACGCTGGATAATCCGCCGATCCCCGGTAAACAGTCGCACGCAAAAGGTTCTCATATCCCGCTGGTGCAGCCGATTGAATTTGTGACAGCGTCCTGGCGCCGCGCGCTGTTGTCACTCGATGAACATCAGAAAGCTTGGTTGCTGTGGAGTTACAGCGGGAACATCGTTTGGGAGCATCAGGTCACGATAACCCAATGGACGTGGAGTGAGTTTCAGCAATCGCTTGCCGGAAAGCGGCTCGCGAAAAAGACCATCGAACGGTTGCGTCAATTGATTTGGCTGGCGGCGCAGGATGTGAAAGCCGAATTGTCCGGGCACGATGTGTATCAGTATGGTGATCTCGCTGCGCTGGTGGGCGTTAACAAAACAAACTGGTCACAGAACTACGTGGAGCATTATGACGCTATGACGCGTCTGTATAAGAGCCTTGACTCACAATCCCTGCTCCATGTTTCGCGATCTCGTTCACAACAAAAAGCTGCTTATTCGCAGCAAGGTATTGCAGAAATGAACTAAATGGCATATATTTCGTGTAAATCTGATATCGTGCCAATGTTGTACGCACTGGCAGTAATTAAATTTCAAGCCCTGCGGTTAACTCCGTGGGGCTTTTCTATTTGGGCTGCCATTAGGCGGCCTTTTCTTATTTCAGGCTCCGGTAACCCTCACCGATGAGCTTCATCGTTAAATTCATACCGAGAGCCTGACCCCTACATACAGCACCCGCACACCGCGAGGTGAGAGACCATGAAAATGAACGATCACTCAGGGAACATATTCACGCAGTTCTTTGCGTGGTTGGGAACTCTTGCTGCTGCACTGGGCTTCACAACGCAGGACATGGTTTACATGTTCTTTGGCGCTGTTGGCCTGATTATCTCGCTGGTGTCCTACGTCAACGGCCGTCTTGATGCGCGCCGACGCAGAAAAGAGGATGAGAAACGCACGAAGATGATTCGCGATTATCTCGATGGCGTTAGTGATAAACCAAAATCTGAGCGTCCGGCAGCGGTCAGCGTCGTCGCTGATGCTCTGAAAAAGGCAGGTGAATAATGGCTCAACTGGCAAAAAAAGGCGGAGCCGTTGGCGCTCTTTGTTCTGTAGCAGCGATTATCGCTATCGTTCTGGGCAACGGTAACGTCCGCACGAATGAGCGAGGTCTGGAGTTAATCGGTAATGCGGAAGGATGTCGCCGTGAGCCATATGTTTGTCCGGCTGCAAAACTCACTGATGGGGTTGGCAATACCCACGGTGTAAAAGCTGGCGTGCGAAAGACCGATGTGCAGATTGCCGCTGACTGGGAAAGAAACATCCTGGAGGCTGAACGCTGTGTTAACTCATACGGTAATGGGCGCAAACTCAGCGACAACACGTTTTCAGCAGTAACGTCTATCACGTTTAACGCCGGGTGCGGTGCAATGCAGAAATCGACGATGTTCCAGCTATTACGACAGGGGCAAGTTTTGCAAGCGTGCGACCAGTTTTCGCGATGGGTGTATGGAGGCGGGAAAGTTCTTCCCGGACTGGTTACGCGTCGTGGTGCTGAGAAACAGCTCTGCCTGGATGGTGTGTGATGCCAACTCGTTATCTGGTTCTGATAGTAGGTTTCGTTGTGGCGTTGGCTGGTGGCCTTATCTGGTCAGCAAATCACTATCACAGCAAATACCAGGAAGAGAAGAAGCGGGCTGATGGTGCAGAGCAACGCGCCGATTCTACTGAAGCAATCACTTCAAACGTCCTGCGAACTGTATCCATCATGAATAACATCACTGAGGCAAATCAGCATGCAAAGCAGCAGATCACACTGGACGCATCGGGAGCCGCGACAGATATCAAAGTGGCTGTTGCGGATGATGATTGCGCTCGCCAGCCTGTTCCTGCTGCAGCTGCTAACCGGCTGCGGCAATACGCGAACAGTTTACGTGCAAGTTCCGGCGGTACCGCTGCCAGTAAGTCTTACCGTTGAAACGCCGCAGCCAGCCATTCCCGATCCGCTGACCTACGGAGCCAGTCTGGATTTGAATGTCAGCCTTCTCGCTGCTCTGGGGCAGTGCAACATAGACAAAGCGAGCATTCGGGAAATAGAGAATACTCGTGCTGTGAAATAGCCATTACAAAGCTCATCTGTGGTGGGCTTGATAATGGTTATCCCCGAAAGCGGATAAGGTAATGAAAATCCCTTCTCAGGGATAAATTTGAAAAATTATCTAATGTGGAGGCCGCAGGATGTCCAGGCTAAACGTTGAAGTTACCCCACCAGACAGCGAGGCGCTGAACGGGATTTTTGCAGAGATTGAGCGCAAATATGCGCGTCAGCCGCTGACGCCAAAAGTAATTGATGAAATGCAACGCGAAGCGACGCGCCTTGTACGGCGAATGATAACCACAAAGGTTACGTTCGTCCGGGACTGACATTACAGAAGCCCTTCACACTGAGGGGCTTCGATAATGGAGCACTGGAATTATTCATGAACAGACCACACCCACCAGCGCATTTTACGATGCCACCTGACCCGAAGCCGTACATCAGCATAATGCCCGCCAGTGACGTTGGCGAGTGGCTGAATCAGCACATCCTGAGCGATGAGGGTGACCTCTACAACCCTGATCACCAGCATTTGCTTGAAGCGGATCTGTGCTTTCTCTGGGCGTCGAACACTTTCGAGAAGAAAGGGCGGTCCGTGCTGGGGCAGGCGGAAGAAGTGGCAATGCGGGCTGGAGGCTGGCAGAAAGCGCGGATGGAGCAGCAGATGTATGAATGGTTCGGCAGGGTGCCGCAGTACATCATCACGCTGGCCGCTGATTACTGCTCGCAATGTTCTGATCTGGAGTTTTGCGCCCTGATAGAGCACGAGCTTTATCACATCTGCCAAGCGACAGATGAGTTTGGCGCGCCGAAGTTCACGCAAGAGGGGCTGCCAAAGCTGAAGCTACGCGGCCACGATGTGGAAGAGTTTGTGGGCGTGGTTCGCCGTTACGGTGCGAGCCGTGATGTGCAGGAAATGATTGATGCGGCGAATCAGCCAGCGGAGGTTGCTCATCTCGATATTGCCAGAGCTTGCGGGACGTGCATGCTGCGACTGGCTTAAAACTGGACTGAATAAGACGAATGGTGATTTATGGCTGCATTAAAACCTGATGTGAAAGCCTTCATCATTCAGTCGCTTGCGTGCTATGACACGCCGACGCAGGTGGTTGAGGCTGTCCAAAAAGAATTCGGGATCAAGATCACCCGCCAGCAGGCTGAATCTCACGACCCCACGAAGGCCAGCGGTAAGACGCTCGCCAAAAAGTGGATCGAGATGTTCCACGCTACGCGCGAACGGTTCCTGACCGAAACCAGCGACATTCCGATCGCGAACAAATCCTATCGCCTCCGCGTGCTTGACCGCATGGCAACCAAAACCGAGGGGATGAAAAACTTCTCCCTGACGGCGCAGCTGATTGAACAGGCCGCGAAAGAGGTTGGCGACGCTTACACCAATAAGCTGAAGGTTGAAAGCACTGGCAAGGATGGCGGCCCGATCAAGACCGAGACGACCAACCTCACCGCAGATCAGGCCGCAGAGATTTACCGCAAGATGATGGGGTGATAGCCGCATGTTGCGGCTATGGATTCTAGGCTTGTTTTGGTCGAGTAATACGGCCAAGAGCTTTAATTGCAGCGACTTTGACGTTGTGATTTAGATCCGAAGATAAATCAAGTAAGCGATTTACATGAGCTGGCGTTGCTGAAGCACTCTCGCCGAGAGCATAAATTGCAGACAATTTTACTTCGTTGTTAAGGTCGTTGGTTAATTCCAACAACTTAGCGCTAACTGCTGGTGTCATAAAACCTCCTGTAATTGGTACATAAACAATATCAACTTTGTTACGCAAAAACTCAATGCCTGGAATTGTTTATGCCTCTTCCGTTTGAATTCGATTTCAGAAACCCTGATTACCAGATGGTTTTTGAATGGCGGATGGAGCGCTTACAGCGCATTCGCCAGAACCCTGAAATGCTGCCAGCACTAAAGCAGTTTTACCGCACCAACCCGGCACAGTTCATCATCGACTGGGGTATGACTACTGACCCGCGTAACATCGATTATGGCCTGCCGGTCACAATCCCTTTTCTGCTGTTCCCGAAACAGGAAGAGTGGATTCACTGGATCATTGAGCGGCGCGAACGGCTGGAGAACGGCATCACCGAAAAGAGCCGCGAAATGGGGCTCAGCTGGACGGCGATCGGGCTGGCCTGTTCGCTCTGCCTCTTCAACAAAGAGATGGTTATCGGCTTCGGCTCCCGTAAAGAGGAATACGTCGATAGCACCGGTGACCCGAAGGCGCTGTTCTGGAAGGCGCGCAAATTCGTGGAAACGCTGCCCGTCGAGTTTCGCGGTTCGTGGGACGAGAAGAAGCACGCGCCGTACATGCGCGTTGAGTTTCCCGATACGGGCGCGGTCATCAAAGGCGAAGCTGGCGACAATATCGGACGTGGTGACCGTACCACGCTCTACCTGGTAGATGAGGCTGCATTCCTCCAGCGTCCTCTGCTGATCGACGCAGCGCTGTCGCAAACCACCCGCTGCCGTATCGACCTGAGTTCGGTTAACGGCATGGCGAACCCGTTCGCGCAGAAGCGTCACGGCGGGAAGATACCGGTTTTCACATTCCACTGGCGAAATGACCCGCGCAAGGATGAAGAGTGGTATCGCAGGGAATGCGAGAAAATCGACAATCCGGTGGTGGTGGCGCAGGAACTTGACCTGAACTACAGCGCATCTGCGGAAGGCGTCCTGATCCCGTCCGACTGGGTACAGGCTGCCGTCGACGCGCATATCAAACTTGGTATTCAGCCAACGGGCAAGCGACTGGGCGCGATGGACGTCGCCGACGAAGGCCGGGACAAAAATGCCTTTTCGACCCGTCACGGCTTCCTTCTGGAGAACGTGCGTGAATGGTCCGGCGTTGGCAGCGACATTTACCAGTCTGTTGAGAAGGTCTTCGGCTTTTGCGAACAGGACAACCTCGAAGAGTTTCGCTTCGACGAGGACGGCCTGGGTGCTGGCGTTCGCGGCGATGCGCGCGCCATCAACGAACTGCGTTACGCAGCGCGCCGACCGTCAATACTCGCCACACCGTTTCGTGGTAGCGGCGCGGTATTTGATCCGGACGATGAAGCGGTGCGCGGGGACAACGGACAGGCCGCACGCCTGAACAAGGACTTCTTCGCCAACGCCAAGGCCCAGAGCTGGTGGTGGCTACGCAAGCTTTTCCAGAACACCTATCGCGCCGTGGTTGAGGGCATGGCCTACAACCCGGACGAAATCATCTCAATCAGCAGCGCCATGGCGAGCAAAGACAAACTCATCATTGAGCTGTCGCAGCCGACCTACTCCATTAATGGCGTGGGGAAAATCGTTGTTGATAAACAGCCTGATGGCACCAAGTCGCCGAACCTCGCCGACTCGGTGATGATCAGCTACGCGCCAATGAATTCAGCCCTGAACATCTGGGAGCTGCTAGGGAGACAGGCCTGATGGCACGAAACAAGCAATCCTCTCAGCGAACGGCACAGGCCACCGCTGACGGCTACGAGAACTTCGTCGCCCGCGTTGGGATGCAGACGCCTAACCAGCATTCAGCATCGACCTACCGGGCGAACTTCACCAGCCGCAACCGCATGCTGGTGGAATGGTCATATCGCGGTTCGTGGGTTATCGGTGAAGCGGTCGACGCTATCCCGGACGATATGACCCGAAAGGGCATTCGCATCACTTCGGAGATTGACGCCAAAGACCGTGGCACCCTCGAAGCGCAACTGGATGAGTTGCAGATCTGGGATGCGCTGAACGACGTGCTGAAATGGTCGCGCCTCTACGGCGGCGCGGTCGGCTTCATCATGATCGAGGGGCAAGCACCAATGACCCCGCTGCGACTCGAAACCATTGGCGAGGGCAAGTTTAAGGGCATTCTCCCGCTCGACCGCTGGATGATTAACCCGGTGCTGACACGCCGCATTAAAGAGATGGGGCCGGACCTCGGCAAGCCTGAGTTTTACGACGTGGTGACCACCGCAACGGGCATTCCGGCCTGGCGCATCCATCACAGCCGCCTGATCCGCTTTGATGGCGTCACGCTGCCATTCCAGCAGAAGATGACCGAAAACGAATGGGGAATGTCGGTTGTAGAGCGTATCTGGGATCGGCTTACTGCGTTCGATAGCGCTACTGTCGGCGCGGCGCAGCTGGTCTATAAAGCGCATCTGCGTACCTATAGCGTGGAGAAGTTGCGCGAGCTTATCGCGCTTGGAGGCCCGGCGTTCGAAGCGTTGCTGAAGAACATCGACCTGATCCGCCAGTTCCAGAGCAATGAAGGTATGACGCTCATGGACTCGCGGGATAAGTTCGAAACCCACCAGTACAGCTTTAGTGGTCTGGATGACATTCTTTCGCAGTTTGCTGAGCAGATCAGCGGTGCCGTTGGTATCCCGCTGATACGCCTGTTCGGTCAATCCCCGAAAGGCTTCTCTACTGGTGATGCAGACCTCGCCAACTATTACGACCGGGTGAGCTCATTGCAGGAGCGCCGCTTACGGCTGCCGATGCGCCGGATACTGGACATTATGCACCGCTCGGAACTCGGAAAGCCGCTGCCGGACGATTTCACGTTTGAGTTTAACCCGCTATGGCAAATGTCAGACGTTGACCGATCAACGGTGGCCGTAAACACCACCAACGCGATCAGTACCGCGCTGGGCGACGGATTGATGACGCGTAAGGCGGCGATGACCGACCTGCGCGAAAACTCTGACGTCACCGGCATCGGGGCATCCATTACCGACGAGGATATCGAGAATGCCGAAGACGAAGCGCCGCCAGGCATCGGCGAACTTGGCGACAAACCGCCAGAGCCGCCAGGCGGAGATCCGATATCGAACGAGCCTACGGCAGATAGCGCGGGCGGTCGGGGATATCGTAAATGGTCGCTACGATGGTTCAAACGATAGCGTCACCGAAATAATGAATGCGCTGGAGCGCTACAGCGAAATCATCACCCCCTGGGCGACTAAGGTTGCTGAGAGCTTCACCGCCGACATTGCGCGCCAGAATGAAAAGCAGTGGCGTCAGCACAGTCGGAACATCAGCGCAGAACTACGCAACATGGTCGACCGCGCCCCGGTAGGCCAGGTGATGAAATCCATCGTCGCCGAGCAAATTAAGTACATCAAATCTCTGCCTCTTGAGGCCGCCGATCGGGTGTATGACATTCAGAACAAGGCCATCGAGGCTGTAGTAACTGGTGGCCGCGCTGAGCCATTCGCGAAAGAGATAGCTGCTTCCGGTGACGTGTCACGCTCACGAGCGAACCTTATCGCCCGGACTGAGCTTGGGCGCGCAACCGGTGCACTGGATCAGGCGCGTGCGCTGTCAATCGGCTCGAATGGTTATATCTGGCGTACAGCCGAAGATGGCGACGTCCGGCATTCTCATCGAGAGATGGAAGGGAAGTTTGTCGAATGGGGCCGACCTCCAACGCTTGACGGCATGACCGGTCACGCTGGCGAGCTCCCGAACTGCCGCTGTTACAAAGAAATCGTCTTCCCCAACCCTCATTCTTATCTCGCCTGAATCGCAGGTAAACCATGAAATATTTTTTCAATACCCGGCTGGGGGAAACCCGCTATCAGCTGGCTGACGGCTCGCTGCTGTGCAAAGACGTGCCGATAGGTCGAACGGGTAAGCAGCTTTACGGCGCTGCCGATCTGCCAAACCTCAAACCCGACAAGCTCGGCGAGATAGTCGTAACGCGCTCTCCTGATCAGGTATTCCATCCGGCCACGCTCGCCTCATTCGAAGGGATGAGCATCACGATCCTGCATCCTGAAGATGAAAACGGGAATGTGCGGCTGGTCAATCCCGAGAACTGGAAAGAGCTTGCGGTCGGGCATCTTCAGAACGTTCGGCGCGGGACTGGTGATCAGTCTGATTTGATGCTGGCTGACCTTATCGTCAAAGACGAAAGCGCCATTCAGCTGATCGAAGATGGTCTGCGCGAAGTGTCGTGCGGCTATGACGCTGAGTACGAGCAGACCGAACCCGGAAAAGCCGAGCAGGTCGATATTACCGGAAACCATGTGGCTCTTGTCCCTAAAGGCAGAGCCGGAAATCGTTGTGCAATTGGAGACAGAGACACAATGGCAAATCAAAAGAAAAGCTGGTGGACCCGCATGCGCACGGCCATCAAAACGGGTGATGCTGACACCATGAACGAACTGCTGGACTCTGCGCCAGCGGCGGTAACGGGCGATGAAGGGGATCTGCCGAGCGGCGTTAACCTCAACATTAATCTTTCACCGCAACAACCATTGCCGGACAAAAAGCCGGAAATGGGCGGAGAGCCAACCGGCGACGGCGAGGACGATATCAAAACCTTGCTCAAAGCCCTGCTGGCTAAGCTGGAAGGTACTGCAACGGGCGATAACGACGATAAGCCTGACGGCAAAGATAACAAAGACCCTACCGGCGACGGTGAGGACGACGAAGAGGAAACCACGATTACCGGTGACGCGGCTTATCGTGCCGAAGTTATCGTTCCGGGTATCGATCTGAGCCGTAAGGTGAAACCGACCGCGTTCAAACGTGATGTGCTGTCCGCCGCTGACAAAACACTGGTTCGCCAGGTTGTCGGTGATGCAGATATCCGCAAATTGCCCAAGCAATCGGTCGATATGGCGTTTAACGCCGTGTCTGAGATTGCCAAAGGGCGAAACACCCGCAGCACCACGGGCGATGCACAACGTCCAAATATGGGCATGACCAGCATCGCTTCCCTGAACAAACAAAACGCCGACTTCTGGTCTAACCGCAAAGGATAATCCAATGACTGCATATTTGTACCGGATGCCTGTTGGCATTGCCGGGGCTATCTCTCGCCCGCAGGATTTAACCGTCGAGCCGGTGATCCTTAAATCCGCTAACGCCTTCGCTGCCTATGGTCTGGCTGGCAAATACGACGCTGACGGCTTTTTTGTGCCGCTGGCGGACGGTGACACCTCCGACAAAGTGAAGGGGATCTACGTTCGTCCGTATCCGACCACATCACAGCCGGACATGGTTCGCCAGGTGGGGACGGATAAGAACTTCCCGGGCGATGCAATGAAGCGCGGTTACATGACCGTTAACCTTGGTTCTGACTTTGATGCCAGCACCATCAAAAAAGGTGACCCGGTATACGTTGTTGTCTCCACTGATGAATCTATTAAAGTGCCGCTGGGTGGTTTCTGCTCTTCAAGCGTGGAAGGGAAAACTGTCGTACTCGCGAATGCTGAATTTACTGGTGCCGGTGACGCTAACGGTAATGCAGAAATCTCCTGGAAGATTTAAGGAACAGACAAATGATTACTTTTGATCAGGCAACCGTAGATAGCTCCGGTGCCTTTCTCATCGGGGAGCTGGAGCGACTCGACCAGACGCTGAACCTGCCTCTGGTGGGGTACACCTGGACCCGAGATATTCAACTGCGTGAAGACGTGTCTATCGCAGATGACATTTCCAGCTGGACGAATACCAGCTTCGCCGCTGCGGGTACTGGTGCAAATCCGAATGGTAAAAACTGGGTAGGCAAAGACTCCACCGCTATTGCTGGCGTGAACGTGGATATCAGCAAAGACGGCAATCCACTGAACCTCTGGGGTATGGAACTGGGCTGGACCGTTGTAGAGCTGGCAGCTGCTCAGCAGGTAGGCCGCCCGATTGATACCCAGAAGTACGACGGGATGCAGCTCAAATGGCAGATGGACAACGACGAGCAGGTTTACATCGGTGATGACGCACTCGGCCTGAAAGGTCTGGCAAACCTCGTCGGTGTGACGCTGAACAACGCGCCGAAGACCTGGGCGAACTCAACCAACGACGAGATCCTCGATAGCGTGAACAGCATTCTGTCTAATGCCTGGGCAGCATCCGGTTATTCCATCGTGCCTTCTGATCTGCGCATTCCGCCAGAGCAGTATTCACTGCTGGCGAGCCGTAAGGTTTCCGAAGCGGGTAACCAGTCACTGCTGACCTATCTGGCTGTGAACACTATCGCTTTCCACCAGAACGGCGTTCCGCTTGAAATCAAAGCGGTCAAATGGCTGAAAGGGCGTGGGGTTGGCGGTAAAGACCGTATGATCGCCTACACCAACGACAAGAAATACGTGCGCTATCCGCTGGTGCCGTTGCAGAGCGTTCCTGTCCAGTATCGCGGTCTGTATCAGATTGCGACCTACTACGGCAAGCTCGGTGCGGTTGAGCCAGTGTACAAAGAAACCCTGTCCTACGTGGACGGTATCTGATAACCAGAACGGCCCCGAAAAGGGCCAGAAGGGAACTGAAAATGGCGAAAGAAAAGCTGGTTACCATCCATGTTCACACCCCGTTTACGCTGACGCTCGGCGATCAGTCAAAAAGGGAGTTTGGCCGGGGACGGCATAACGTACCGGAAGAGGTCGCGTCGCACTGGTTCACCCAGGCGCACTCCGAGCTTTCCGAAAGCGTGATTAGCGACACCGATGATCTGCAACCCATTATCGACAGCCTGCAAGCTCAGATTGCCGACAAAGATAAGCAGATTATCGATAAAGATCAGTTGATTGCCGATCTGCGAGAAGCGCTGCTTAAGCTGCAAGAGCAGAACGACAGCCTGCAAGCGCAGATTGCTGCCGCCCAGACTGGCGGTAATGGGGCGAAAGATGCCAAAGAATCAAAGCCTGCCAACAGTAAGTGATTTTCGGCGCGACTTTCCACAGTTTGCTGACCCTGCCAAATATCCCGAAGCACAAATCCAGTTTCGTCTGAATCTGGCTGATGTGCTGCTGAGCGAAAACGTCACCGGCAAAGAGTTGTTTCCGTACTTTGTCGAGTTGTTCGTGGCTCACTACATGACGCTCTGGGCGGCAGATAGCCGGGCAATGCTCGTCGGCGGCCCGGGTGGCTCAACCAATGGTGTTCAGTCCTCCAAGTCCGTTGACAAGGTAAGCGTCAGCTATGACACCAGCGCGACGCTAAACCCTGACGCAGGCTTCTGGAATAACACCCGATATGGCGCTGAATTTTATCAGCTGATCACGATGTTCGGTGCGGGCGGTCGCCAGCTATGAGTTTCAAAAGTGGTGTAACAACGAGGGTTGATAACGCTCAGGCCATTCTGGATGCGCTCCGGTCGCTAACCAAAAAGGATGTGCTGGTGGGCATCCCGGAAGAAGACAGCGAGCGTGAGGATGTTCCGTTTGGTAATGCCGGGATCGGTTACGTCAACGAATACGGCTCACCAGCGCAAAACATACCCCCACGCCCGCACCTGATCCCCGGCGTTAAATCCGTAGAGGAACAGACGGTGCCGCAGCTCAAAGCAGCGGCGCAGGCTGCGCTTGATGGAAATGCGGCGGGTGCGGAAAGAGCGCTTAACCGCGCCGGAACGCTGGCCGCGAATGGCGTCAGGCGTTACATGACCATTACCGGCTTTACACCGCTTGCTGATAGCACCGTTGAAGCACGCGCACGCCGTGGGCGCAAAGGGGCAAAAGAGGAACTTGCGCGGCGCGCTGCTGGTGAGTCTCC